GAGTTTGAATAACTCTTTGAAGTGAGTGATGTAGTACTTACCACGTTTGTGTAGAATGTGACATGATTGGAATAGTTCTTGCTCTCTTCTAGATGCAACACCTATGCGTGAAAGTGTCTCCCTAATTTTTAGGAAGTCGTCTTTTTCGGGGAAGGTTACCTCTACGAGGTCTTGTACTATTTTTTCTTGTGCATCATCCATTGCTATTACCACCAATATTCATTCTGTTCTTCAACTCACGTAATTGTTTATCAGATAAGAGAGTGTATAGTTCTTTTGCTTCTCTTGTTGACATCTGATAATATTCTTTTACGACATCGAGTTTTTTACTAACGTATGGTTTAGACCATTTAGAAAATCTCTGTCGTTTTCGTAAAGTATTTAGGAAAAATACATACTGAAGACGGTTGTCTAGACCGTGGCGACAATTCATTTCGTTAGTAAAGAAAACAGAATCTTGGTGGTAAGACAAAGATTTGTTAATTAGGAATGGCTGATATGCTTTCTCTTCGATATCATCAACCATGATATCAGTTTTATCGGAAGAGACCGACTTAACAAAATCGAACGGATTTCGTTTCTGCATTTACTTTCCTGTGTTCTGTCCGAAAGCTGAAAGAAGGTCATCACCTTTAAGAGGTTCACCAAAGAATACAATTTCACCTGTCTCTTTAATCTCTCTCTTTACGACACCGCTGTTGTATTCGATGTCCAATACTGAACCATCGTCACCCCTAGTATCGTACCAGCAGGAAGTAAGTGCATGTGCATGGAGTGACTTAACACCTCGGGCCCATTCTTCTGCAAGGAGTAATCTCCTTTGTCTATCTACAACATCATCGTATTCACTCATTTGAATTTACATTCTCCCATGATTTCAGTAAGACAAGCAACAAAGTTTATCTCTGAATCCATTGCAAATGCAGCCTTATATTGATAGTCTGCAATTATTAACACGGCAGCTGGAATTGATTGGGGTTCCAATTTCTGTTCCAGTGCATTAAAAACTTTTCTGAATAATGTATTAAAATCATTATCAGAGTTTGAACCAACCCACTTTCTCATGGCAGACCAATTCTTTCCTTTGATATTATCTATCAAGGGGGTTAACTTCTCTTCGGAGAGAGTTGAAATTAACCCACTATCTATAACACCACTAACACCGTAACGTTGAATCTCATTTAGACATCTTCGAAAGTCGGGGAAGAACTTCATAATAAGTTCTGCAAGGACACGTTCATCTGCCTGAATGTTTTCTAGTTCACAAATGTTTTTACATCTGAGTAACATCTGCTGTGCAAGTTTAGGTTTTTGTGATGGTGTAATACCAAAATCTATAACCGTAGTTCTAGAATGTAATGGTGGAATAATTCTATTCTTGTAATTACATGTAAAGATAAATCTACAGTTGGACGAGAAATCTTCAATGAATTTTCTTAAAGCTGGTTGAACTGAATCTGCAGATATGTAATCTGCTTCATCTAAGATAACGACCTTTGCACCACCCGATAATGAAACCGAGGATGCAAAGTTCTTAATCTTTGTTCTGAGTGTGTCAATCAATCGTCCTTCATCAGAACCATTGATTACTATAAAGTCTGCATTGAGTTCATTACACAATGCTTTTGCAACTGTCGTCTTACCAACACCTGCTGACCCACACAATAATAGGTTAGGCATCTCTCCGTTCTTTACGAACTCCTTAAAGGTTTCCTTAAGGTCTTTAGGTAGTATAGTGTCATCAATAGTTTGAGGACGATACTTTTCTACGTAGAGAAATTCATTCATAGGAGCAAACCCCCCGCCGGGTTTGCAGTGCCGTCCACCCAATGATGAGTGAGGACGACTCCCGCGTATATTGCAGAGACTGGCGCAACATTCACACTACTAATATATAGGTTATACATTGTATTTGCTATCTGGCTCCAGTGCAATAAAATACTCCAACTCTACATCTGCATTTTGAAAATGAGATATACCTTTTGATGATACTTGAACATCATAGTTACCATCTAGAATCTTAAGATTTTCCATCTTGAAATTCATCTCATAAGATTTTCCATTACTTTCTGCTTCTACGATTCTTGAGAACGTATTAGAAGTAGGACTCTTCTTATCTGTTACCACTAGGGTTACAGTAGTACCATCTGATTTAAGTATCAAATCGTTGACTCCTAATACCGCTGCAGCCTTCTTCAAATCTGTCAACAATGTTGACGTTACTTTGAATTCGATTTCTGCTGCTGGCATAGTTATCAGTTTGTCGGGTGCCGTTACCATACCTTCCGCTGCATAGAAATATGCAAGTGAAGAGTTGTTGTCTGCCACAGACAATGACGAATCATTGAATTGGAAGTCGGGGTCATCCATTAAAGATGTTGCACCTAAGAATTCTGGCAAGTTGTAGATACTGAAGTCTTGAGGGAAATCCTCAGCCACAGTTGCTACTGCAAGAATGTTTTTCATATTGGAAATAGTTTCCAGTTTGTTGCCTGTTTTGACTCGAATGCCCGAGTTGATTGTTGAGAAGTTCTTTAGAACATCTTTCGTATCATTACTAATTTTCATCACTAGTTAGTCTCCTTATAATTATCGTGATTGTACAAAGCAAGGAATCCATAATGAATTACCTTGAGAAGGTCAGCACGATTATAACCACCCTTCTTGCCATATCGTTGTGCGTATTTCATCACATTCCCGATACAGAATCCTTCACCGTGGCCACCGTCCATGATAAATTCAGTTGCCTGAAACTTATCTTTGGAATAATGTTCACCGTATGTTTTGTCAACGTAGAGTTTAAACTCTTTTAAGAGTTCTTCTTCGTTGTATTTGTAATCTATTTTATTAGTTTTACTCATGATACTATTATACTACCCTTCCTCTTTATCGTCAAGGTGGTTTTCTGCAAGAAATGTCTTCTTGTATTCTAGAGCATTAGTTGAGCCCATTCTATCATTATGGAACTCAGTCGTAATCATTAAATTATCATACTCAATCTTACCACCGTCAGTATCGGGTTTAATATGAGCTCCTCTGGCATCAGCAAATGGAATTGGGTCACCAGTAATCTCATCAATTTTCCCTATCTCAGTCCACTTCTTAAGTATCATTTCTTTAGGGAATACTCTATCGTCATCTTTCTTTAAAACTGGTGGAATGATATCCTCTAACCATTCTCTAACTTGTAGAGTCTTGCGGTCTGAATCAGTCTTCTTAATATAAGAATCAAATGCAGAACTAATTTTTTGATATCTTGAAGGTTCTACAAACTCTCCATTTTCATCAAGATAGTCTTCTGTCTTGTTAGTGTCAATGAACTCATTTCTAGTGTATACTAACTTCTCAGTCCAGTCTTGATAATCCTTAATCTTAAACCTTGGAGAATCAGATATTAATTTAAAATAAACATGCCTTAAAAATCCAAAGTCTTTAAGATTAATCTTCCTTCCATTGATTGTTTTCCAAAACTTCCCAACATTTGCATAAAAATTATATTCAGCTTGCAATGCATTTTCTGATTTTTTAATTAGTGATACCGTTGAATCATCAAGATATTTTTGAACCTCATCTTCTGAAACAGAAATACTGCCTGTTGAATGAAGGGTGGCTGATTGCATAACATGTAATAAGTATACCATTCTAGTATCAAAATAACCAGCATAGTCTTTAAAGAACTCAAACCTATTATCAATAACACCTGTAAATCCAGCTACAGTTGGTTCAATACTATAATCAACTACCTTAACAAACTCTCTAAGTCTGACAATAGAATCCTCAAATCCATATGAATTCATTTTTTCTTGAAAATTAGGTGGTGTAGTAGTATTGAACTGAATAAATTGTTGACCAATCTCTCTTCCAGTTAATTCATAAAAATCTGCAACCCTAAGTTCGTAATTTCTAATAAAGAGTTTTGTGTCGGAAGGCAGCTGTGCGTAATGCTTTTCGCCAAACTCAGAAGACTTATGCAAAGGGAATTCACCCTTTAAGAAAGCAACTATAGACCTACACCTATGCCCACCATCCAAACTTTCATTTGAAGATGCAAGGGATATCTCTCCAATATCTAATCCGAGAATTAATTTAGCCATAATCGATTGTGCTTTGGAAGGTTTACTTCCACCCTTATGGGATTGTTGCACTGCAGACCTCTGGCCAATTGGAGTAAGGTTAATACCTGTCTCCAAAATCCGATTATAAAAGCCCCATACAGTTATTGTTTCAGCTGTAAATGCATTCTGTTTTCTAGTAGTCATTGTTATCACCTTCTGTAGTTTCCTCAGCATTCAAGTCGATGCCTGCATCAATCTTGGAGTAAAGGTCAAGGATTGAATTCCTAGTCTCTTCATCGAACCTAGAGATACACATTGTGATTGACTTGAGTTTGTCACCAAACATTCTGAATGCATTCACTATGTGAACCAACCTTCTTGTAGTCACAACATCATCGATACCACCTTCGTAATATGTTTTTCTAATGATGTCTGCCCAGTCAACTAGTTTCTCGACGAACTCTGAATCAACTTCACCAGTCAACTCCATTTCTTTTGTAAGAATCATCTTTTCAGTTTTCACTGGTGGATATTCTTGTTGCATCGTGATTGCAAATCTTTCCAACATTGCCTCATTCATAATCTGAGTACCAATGAATTTTCCATCATCAGAACCTTGACCTTTTGTATTGGCAGTTGCAAGGATTGTAAAACCTTCTTTAGGTGTAACCCACTCACCAGTTTTCTTGATAAGGTATCCTTTACCTTCAAGAACTGATTGTAAGCACATTAATTTGTTGCACCCTAAGTCCACTTCGTCAAGAAGTAACACGGCACCTTTTCTCATCGCTTTGATGACTGGGCCTTCTCTGAAGACAACGTTACCATTAACAAGAGTGTGGCCAC